GCATACGACGAAAAAACTGAACTACTTCATGCGGGAACAAGTCAAGGAAGAAGTGTTTTTCAGGGTTTGCGTAGAGTAGACAACACAACAGATGCGGTGGCCACTACGATCAGTGCTCGCAATCAAATGATCGCAGAGCAATAGGAGATTTTCGATGGCAATTAAGATAACAAAACCAACAGTAAACATCGGCGAACGACTGAGTATTGCTGAAGGGGTTTCTCTGGAAAAGTTCAAAGCGATTAACGGCTTTGCAATTAAAACTGGAAACTACACAGCAGCCACGCAAGACCAACTAATTGTAAACTCTGCAAGCGCAGTAACCATTACTTTGCCTTCAAACCCCGCAGCAGGCAACGTAGTATTCATTAAGAACGTCGGAGCAGGTACAGTAACTGTAGCTCGCAACGGTTCAAATATCAATTCAACAGCAGACGATGGTGAACTGATTACAGATGCAGCGGCAACGCTAGTATATGTAGACGGCACTATCGGATGGAAGGAGTTATAAATGGCTATTAAATTAGGTGGTGGGGAGTCAAGCCCTCTTCCATATACGCAGTTTGTTATTGGAGAGTCAAAGACATGGACATCACCCCTAACAGGCAGGATAAAAGTCATTCTCACTGGTGGTGGAGGGCAGGGAGCTTTACTAGCTTCAAATGATAATATTAGTCCTACCCCGACTCAAAATGTTGGCGATGCCACTGGAGGAGGCGCCGGAGGATATAGTGAAAAGATATTTGAGGTAACTGCGGGAGAAACCTTCGTCGTAACTATAGGCTCAGGAGGTTCAAGTGCAATAGCGGTTAATAGTTTAACAGGTAATAGAGTAGGTAATAATGGGAGCGCTTCTTCTTTTGTGACGGCTTCAGCGGCTGTATCGGTAAATATGGTGGCTAACGGAGGTGGAGGGGGACAGTTTCACGCTGGACAAAATAACAGCGCCTATAGCGTAGCAGGAGGGACGGGTGGAACAGCCTCTGGAGGAACCCTTAACTATACGGGGGGCGCAGGAGGCTCTATCACAAGAGCATCTGGAAATTTTTATAACGCTGTAGGAACCGGCGGCGGCGCTGTGGCAGTTTATGGTAGTGGGTATCGTGGAGGCAATATAAGTTTTGTAGGTACTGGTGTTGGCAATTTCGATTTAATGGCTACTACCGGAGGTGCAGGTATTGGGGGTAATGGAGGCGATGTACTAAATTTAAGTAGCTCCACCGTCAGTCGCTATTACGCAAGCGGTGGTGGAAGTGCTACACAGTCAGGTGCAACTGATTTCACCACATCTATTGGTACTGTGAATTCTAGGCCACCCTATACTTCTGGCGGCCCCACAGGCAGTCCTACAATCTCAATCTTAGATGCTCAAGGTTTGGGAGGTAACTCTTATATTCTAAGTTCTAATGATATAGGTGTCGGCCAAGTTGGAGCGTTCGGCGGTGGTGGTGGATCTGTCACCCAAAATAACATTGCCGGGAGCGTCAACAAATATTGGGTCGGCGGTAGCGGCGGTTCTTTTGGTGGAGGTGGGGCAGTCAGTATAGTCTCTGGTGTAGATTACGCCGGGGCCGGGACGATACGTGCTGGTGCTGGGGGGCTGGGCGGTGGTGGCGGTGGCGCTTATACCGGACGATTTAGCGGAATGACCAGCGCAACCGGCCGCGAGTGGGCAGCGGGCGGAGATGGCATGTGCATCATTATGTTTATTTAAGGAGAATAAAATGACTATTTATGCTATTAAAAACGAAAACAATGAAGAAATTACCCGAATCGTCGCTTCCTCTGAGTTTGTTGAAGAACATCACTCTGGTAGATACGAAGAGGTTGTTTTTGAAACAAGCCCTTTACCAGTAGAGGTTGGTGAAAGGCAGTGGAGAGACTCGGAACTAGAGTCTACCGACAAAGCCGCACAAACTCCAGACTGGCCTAATCGTGACAACATCCTGACGTACCGCCAAGCACTGCGCGACTGGCCGTCTACTTCAGACTTCCCAAACATTCGCCCAGTACTAGGAGAATAAGATGGATAAACTAAAACAATTCTGGCGTAACTAAAATCATAAGATATAAATACTAAAATCACGGAAACAACACATTATAACAACCATATGCCTAGTGGATTCTAGGCACAGACAGGAGAAACACAATGGCTTTAGAAAAAAGAACAGTTGAAGACAAAATCGAGATTGTTGGCGATTTTAAACACATTCAGGTGCGAACCGCCACACAGATCGTTGAAGACGGTGCTGTAATCTCAAGCAGTTTTCATCGGCACGTATTGTCACCCAGCGATGATGTTAGCAGTCAATCTGCTGAAGTACAAGCAATTGCTGCCGCAGTATGGACAGATGGAGTAAAAGCAGCGTGGGATGCGCACCAAGCAGCAGAGTAACACTAAATAGAATTGGATATGATTCTCAAAAACAGGAACAGTAATGAGTAACACTCAAGATTTATCGTTATTAGGTAGCACACTTACCTCCGATGGTAACGGTGCAGATGTCACGGGCAACTTAATTGTCGACGGGTTTGCAGCATTAACCGTGGCAACTGTTGTTACGGCTACTTCTATTACGGCTACTGCCAACACGCACGTTTATGTCAGTGCGGCTACACAGACTATTACGCTTCCTGCATCACCGACCATAGGGCAAAGAGTCTTGATTACGGTGGGCAACTTTATTGACACAGTGGTGGGTAGAAACGGTAGTAACATAATGAGCAGTGCGACCGACCTCACAATGGATGTCGCTTACCTATCAATTCAATTCATATATACAGACGCAACGCAAGGGTGGGTAATAACATGAGTAATTTTACAGATTTCGCAGGTGGTGGTGGAGCCAATTCTTATACTCCTTCTACAGCGGTTGTATATGCGCCAGTAACAGCAGGACAGTCTCTGACCCTCAGTTCTACTGGGAATATATACCCAGACCCGTTATTACCTTCATCAAACCCATACGTCAATGTATATGGGGAATCATTAAATACAAGTGCAAATAACCCCAGTAACGTTGGCGGCCTCGCTCTTGCAATACAGTACGGCGACACAATACTCCCGAATGGTATTACTATCTTTTCAATTAGTATTAACAGCTCAAGTCTTGGTAGTCACATGGTTACCTCTCTAGATAATGGGGCTACCCTTGCAGGATTCGCCTTTACGAATCCTTCTTGGATACATGAGTGGAACACAAACTTTAGATACTATCTTCTTGATGAAGATGCTACGTATTACTATATGGGGTATCAAACTCAATCGACTGACGTTAACAGCCTTTTTAGAGTTGTTAGAGGCACAGTAAGTATTGCTAAAGCTACTGGTGTTATTACGAATCTAACATATGAGTCGACGGCTGCCAGTGGTACTGACTATGGTACCTCCATGGCAGAATCTTCTAAAAACCATCTTAGACTTGCAAGAGGGGGAACAGTTTGGGTACAGTCCTATATAAAAAATAGCACTGAAGCAACTGGGATAGAAATTAAAACCGGAACAACCTCTCTCGCTTCAAACTATGCAACAGGGACAACAGTAACCACCTCAGACCTCGCGAGCCAATATGTTTCAGGGATGTTACTTGGGAAAATAAATGATGCAGCCGGAACTTTTTTAACTATAAACGGCACAATTTCAGGCTCAGGTTTATTAATCAGAGTATTAACTATAGCCGCAGACGGTTCACATTCGTTTTCTTCTCCTGTTTCCGAGGCTTATGCTGTAAATGGGCTGAGTTCAGATTTATCTCCACTGTACACACGGTATTTTGAAAAAAGTCCGGGCAACTTTGTAGCTGTCCGGTCGCTAAACTACACGCTTATAAATCACCAAGAGTTTTCCTATACTAGCGGGACTACATTTACAGACGTACAGAGCAAACAAACTTTACCGATGCCATCTACATCAGATGGTACTGTATTAAACCCCTATAACTGGTCTAATAATGATAATTTTCCCACCCACTATGACCCAACGAACAACTACTTATACTCACCACAAGCGGCGGTGGACAATGCCTATCTCGCCTACTATGACTATGCTATAAAATTTGATTTAACAAATAATACTTCAGAGTTAATTTCAGGCGTACAGAGTGTTACTTCTCATGAAAACGGTCGGACCATATATGTTGACCCTACTACTAATGTTTACTACTTTGTTGATAACAATAACTATGGGGTTTTTGACTCAGTCCGCGGTTACAAGTTTGATACAAGCCTAAATTATACAAGAGAAACCAATGCTATAATACTAGCAGACGCTACGGAAGGGGAAACTGTTAATATCGTGCTTAAAGATGGTATAACATCGAAAGCAACATTGCCTTCCTCTAAGTATTTATTCAAGCAAGACCAATACTTTCCCTTAGATGTCGAAGGTGCAGATGCTCCTGCTTTTAGTTATCTTAAGTTGCTAAGTAATAATACCGCCAGTGTATCTTTTAGCACAGTAAATGCAGCGACGGTGGGATTGGATGTGCTTACAATTAGGGCCCCCGAAGGTAAATATCTTATTGTCTACAGATACGAATCAACAACCTCGAGCAATAATGCACTCAGCACAGGAGTAAGGGTTGATGGTAACTCTATACAAACGGGCATCTATTACGCCGCGAATGGTGCTTATAACTCCAATACCTACGGCAAACTAAACAGAGAAGATACTCCGATTATATGTAAATCATTTTCTTTTTACAGAAGTGATGCGAGTACTGAAGATGCGGACACGGCGCTGTATTATTACATAGGAGAACCCGCATGATTATTACACAAACTTTAGTCGATGGTGTTTGGGTTACTCAAGACCCAACAGATGGTCAACCATACAGAAAACTTATGGACGACTTTGCTTTCGAAACAGGTACATATTTTAGTATCCCAGCAGAAGAAACTGCTCGTCAGTGGAGAGATTCAGAACTATCCTCTACTGACTACATTGTGCCTTTGACTGACCACCCACAACGTGCTGCGTACATGACCTATCGGGAAGCACTAAGGAATTGGCCCTCTACAGATTCATTCCCTGATACTCGGCCGGAGCTGGGAGAGTAACATACACAACAGCATAACCATACGGCCGACGGCCGGTAGGCACAGATAGTCAATCTCAAGTTTTCTCATATTATAAATAGAGGATAAACTCTAATGTAATATGGGAAAACAATGAGTATTAGCAAACCTGCAACAAGAGAAGAATTCAAAGAATTTTGTCTGAGGAGACTCGGCGCACCTTTATTAGAGATAAATGTGGCTGACGAACAGGTCGAAGACTGTGTTGAGGTATCCTTAGAGTATTATCACGACTATCACTTTGACGGCACACGTAAAATATACCTATCTCATGCAATCACGCAAGAAGATATTGATAATAAATATCTACCCATAGCAGAAAACATCATTGGAATAACCAACATTCTTCCTATCGGTGGTGCGTTTTCAGTAAACAATATGTTTAATATTCGATACCAGATGTCTCTGAATGATGCTTTCGCATTCAACTACGGTCCTGTGGCATCATACTATATGGCAATGCAGAATATCTCACTGATGGAGGAGATTTTTGTAGGGCAACAAGGGCTAAGATTCAACCGCCACACAGATAAAATTTATATCGATACCGACTGGACTGCAAGACTCAATGTTGGCGAGCATATCATTTTAGAGTGTTACGAAATACTCGACCCAGAAACTTACACTGATGTGTGGAATGACCGATGGTTGAAGCGTTATGGAACTGCACAAATCAAAAAACAATGGGGAGAAAACCTTAAGAAGTTTGAAGGAATCCAAATGCCTGGCGGAGTAGTCTTCAACGGGCAGAAGATCTGGGATGAAGCTTCTGAAGAGCTGGCTAGATTGGAAGAAGAAATGAATTCCTCATATTCTTTGCCAGTCAGCGATATGGTAGGATAATATGGCTCGCAATGCATTTTATAATCAATACACAGAGATAAAAAAAGAACAGTCTCTTGTAGAAGATTTAATCATAGAAGCCATCCGTATCTATGGTATTGACACATATTACTTGCCAAGAACACACATCAATTTAGATTACTTGTACACTGAAGACACTCTAACTAAGTTTGATGATGCTCTGCAAATGGAAATGTATGTCAAGACGTATGACGGATTCGTTGGGCAACAAGAGTTTTTGTCTAAGTTTGGTTTACAAGTAGATGAATCAATAACATTCACTATTGCACAAAAAAGATTCACCCAGTCACTAACGGAATCAATCCTTACAGAATATAATCATAACATAATCCTAGAGAATGACGACAACCTAATTCGAGAACAGACCTATGATTATTCTGACATTATCAGACCAAGAGAAGGCGATTTGATATACCTTCCTCTTGCTGGATTTATGTATGAAATCAAGTTTGTAGAACATATAGAAACATTCTTCCAACTTGGGAAGCTATATACTTATGAGGTTAAAGCAGATAGGTATGAATACTCAAGTGAAGTTATTGATACTGATGTCGCTGAGATTGATGGCATCGAAGATGATTTGAGTGCTGATATAACAATCAATGCTGCTATAGAAGATGCTGATGATACAGCCGATAATGCATATATCGAATCTAGGATAACTGATTCGGATATACTAGACTTATCTGAAACAAACCCTTTTGGTACTTAATATCATAGGCTACACTGTAATAGTAACACAATGTCAAGCACTTGTCAAGGATTTTTATAAATGATTTTTGGTCACGATTTTTATCACGGAACAATTAGAAGATATGTCATTATGTTTGGCAATATCTTTAATGATATGCAGATCAAAAGATATGATTCTTTGGGTGCTGTTGCGCAGACGCTGAATGTTCCCATTTCTTATGGCCCTAAACAAAAACAAATCGAAAGGGTGTTGGCAGATCCAGATTTTACTAGACCTGTTTCTACTATATTACCACGCATAGGATTTGCTATGTCAAGTATGGGATACAATCCCACAAGAAAACTAAATCCATTTTCTAAGTTTCAGGGAACACTGGACACAGTAAACTCAAATGTTCCCACGACATATGCTCCGGTGCCATATGATTTTAATTTCCAACTAAGTATTTTGACTAAGAATGCTGAAGATGGTACCCAGCTTATAGAACAAATCTTACCTTTCTTTGTACCTGATTATACGGTGACGATGAAGGTTTTGCCTGATGTCAATGCTACTATGGATATTCCAATAGAGCTTGGCTCCGTGACTTCTGATGATAGTTACGAAGGAGATTATGGTAGCAATAGGATATTATCTTGGGATTTAGATTTTACTGTCAAGGGATACTTGTTTGGACCTGTAACGACATCTGATTATATCACTAACGCAGAGGTTGCATATTTCCAGTGGGATGATAATGTCGCTACTGACACATACAACTATATTGGTGATGCGGGCCTTAATGTTACGGAGGTAATAACGTGAAGAAAACTGTAGACGAAAAGATAAGTGATTTCTTGAATATTGACAATGGTATCATCGAAATAAGCGAAGAAGATTTTTATACAGAAGAAAAGCCAAAGCAAGAAGTTGTTCATTCTAGCAAAGAAAATGAGAACGTAGAAGCAGACTATGAGTATGCCAGAAACAATCTCAAGGGGCTGATTGAGAACGGTAAGGATGTTATAACCAATATGATGTACCTTGCAAAAGAAACCGAGTCTCCAAGAGCGTATGAAGTTGCGGGGCAATTAATCAAAACGATTGCTGATACCAACAAAGACCTTTTAGACTTGTCGAAGAAAGTCAAAGATGTCAAGAAAGAAGATGCGAAAGATGCGCTGGCGTCTGGGGTTACTAACGTAAGTAATACACTTTTTGTTGGGAGTACTGCAGAGCTTCAGCAGCTAATTGGGAAAAAATAAATTATGGCAACAACACAGTATCTTGGTAATCAAAACCTAAAGGCCGCTGGTGTTGCAGTAAACTTTACTAGAGAACAGATCGAAGAGTACATGAGATGTGCTGGCGATCCTATTTACTTTATTATAAATTATTGCAAGATTGTAACGCTCGATCACGGATTACAACCGTTCGATTTGTATGAGTGTCAAAAGAATAAAATCAATATTATTCACGAAAATCGTAGAATTATTTTGATGGAAGGGCGTCAACAGGGAAAGACAACTACTTCGGCTGCATATATTCTTTGGACAACCTTGTTTTCCGCAAACAAAACGGTTGCGATCCTCGCTAATAAGGCTGCCGCAGCGCGGGAAGTATTATCTCGATATCAAGTTATGTATGAACACTTGCCTGTATGGTTACAGCAAGGTGTTACGACTTGGAATAAGGGTGACATAGAATTAGAGAACGGATCCAAAGTATTCACGTCCGCAACATCATCCAGTGCAATTCGTGGGCGATCCGTTAATATGCTATACGTAGATGAAGCAGCAATTATCCCCAATAACGTTGCAGAAGACTTTTTTACTTCTGTATACCCCACCATTTCTTCTGGTGAAACCACAAAGATTTTACTCTCGTCTACTCCGCTAGGTTATAATCATTTCTGGAAGTTCTGGAATGATGCGGAAGAAGACAGAAATGGTTTTGTAAATCTTTTTATTCCGTATTGGGAAATTCCCGGCAGAGACGAAGCGTGGGCAAACGAACAGCGCAGACTTCTGGGAGATCTAAAATACAATCAGGAAGTCTTGTGTAAGTTCCTCGGGTCAAGTCTGACATTGATTAACTCAGATGTTATATCACAAATGTCAGGCATTCCACCCACAATGCATAAAGATGGGTTGGATATATTTAAGGATCCAGAGGTTGGTCACGTTTACGTGTTGGTTGCTGACACCGCGAAGGGTGTTGGGGGTGACTATTCTGCATTTACTGTTATTGATATTACACAATCTCCATTTACAATATCTGCTAAATACCGTAACAATAAGATTAGCCCTTTGTTGTACCCTTCAGTTATACATACTGTTGCTAAACAATACAATGAATCATTTATACTAGTAGAAATCAATTCATCCGAGCAAGTTGCCCAAATACTACATAATGAATACGAGTATGAAAACTTACTTTTTATCAGTAGATCTAGCACTGGGCAAAAAATCAACAGCGGTTTCGGTGGATCTGGTAGAACAGAATATGGTATCACAACAGATAAAAAAATAAAACGCATTGGATGTTCTACATTTAAATCTTTGGTTGAGGAAAAGAAACTTTTAATAACTGATATGGATATCATATCGGAAATATCAACCTTCATAGAAAACAAAGGAAGTTATTCTGCAGATGAGGGATACCATGATGATTTGGTTATGACACTTGTTTTGTTTTCTTGGCTGTTCACCGATCCTTATTTTAAAGACCTAACTGATATTAATATACGAGAGGAGATGTATAAAAATCAGATAGAGGCAATAGAGAATAATGTTGCACCTGTCGGTTTTATAAATAATGGTTTGGAAGAAGAAAAGTATGTAGATGATAGCGGTCAGGTGTGGGATTTTGCCGAACCGTTGAAAGTTGAATTTTTATAAATAATAGTAGTAATCTGGAAAACAAACATTTTTACGTGATTCCTATTATAAAATCTTAACGGAGGAGAAAAATAATGGCAATTAACTTACAATCGCCTGGAATAAAAATTACTGAAGCGGATCAAGTCACTTCAGTAGGCTCGGTTGGAACTACCACAGGCGCTTCTGTTGGAGCATTTAGCTGGGGTCCTATCGACCAACCCACATTAGTAACAAGCGAAACTGATCTTGTTTCTAAATTTGGTGTACCTAGTATAACTAATAACGTAGACTTTTTATCTGCATCAAGTTATCTTGCATACTCAGCGTCACAGTACGTTGTGCGTGTTGTTGGTGATAATGCTTTAAACGCAGATTCTGCTGGATCCGGTACTCTTGTCAAAAACGATGACGCATATCTTGAGGCAACCTTAACTAGTTCTGGTCATTGGGTTGCAAAACACGCTGGTGTTTTGGGTAACTCACTTAAAGTTGTGATTTGTGAAAGTGCTACTGGTTTCGAAGATTCATCTTTCTCAGATTTTAAAGGTTTCTTTGATGTTGCGCCTGGAACTTCTGACTTTGCTACCGCCCTCGGCGGATCAAATGACGAACTTCACGTTGCAGTTATCGATGAAGATGGAAAGATCACTGGTGTGCCTGGCACACTTCTTGAGAAGTTTGAAGCTGTATCTAAAGCTTCTGACGCTCGCAAGATCGACGGTGGAACAAACTACTACAAGAACGTAATCAACAATACTTCACAGTATATTCGTTGGGCTAATCACGTTGCTACTGTTGCTGAAAAGACCGCAACAATCACGGATGCTGTTTTCTCGGTAGATAAAGTTACCTATACTTCTGCTGCTCACACACTTGTCGTTGGTGAAACAGTTGTAGTAACTGGTATTATTGATTCTGCAACTGGCGGTGAGTTTGATCTCACTGGTGCTATCACAGCTGTTACCAGTAGTACTTTTGAAATCGCCGCGACTGGAATCACAAACACTTATGTTTCTGGTGGTTTAGGTACAGTAGCTGCGCAATCATCAAACTGGGGAAATACTGCATCAGGAACAACATTTGCTGATGGTGGTGTCGCTTTGGTTCATATTGATTCGCTCGCCGGTGGTGCTGAAGGTGATGGGGTTGGTGATGCAGAAAGAATTGTTGGTATACAGTTGTTTGCTAATAAGCTGAATCTTGACGTTGATGTTATCATCTGCGGTCAAGGCGGAGCTACCGTAGTAAACGCAGCAATTACAATCGCCGAAGCGCGTAAAGATTGTGTCGCTGTATTCTCACCACAAAGAGCTGACGTTGTAAACTCTGCTGGTACAGAATCTACTAACATTGCTGCTTTCGCTGACACTATAAGTGCTCGTTCTACTTACGCAGTCGCCGATTCCAACTGGAAGTATGCTTTTGATCGTTACAACGATGTTTATACATATGTTCCTTGTAATGCTGATGTTGCTGGGTGTATTGCACGTACTGATGCTAATGGTGAGCCTTGGTTCTCTCCTGCTGGTTATCAAAACGGCCGTATCTTAAACTCTGTACGTCTTGCTTGGAATCCTACAGAAGCAGAACGTGACTCACTGTACAAGTTAGGTATCAATCCTATCTTCTCTCAGCCTGGTCGCGGAACTGTATTGTTTGGTGACAAGACTTTCACGCAGAAGAAAACTTCATTTAGCCGAATCAATGTTCGTCGTTTGTTCATCACTATCCAAAGTATTATTGGGGATGCTGCTGGAGACGTTTTGTTTGGTCAGAATGATGCAGCACAAAGAGCGTCATTTAGCAATCTTGTTGGATCATACTTGCGCACAGTGCAGGGTGGTCGAGGTGTTACTGACTTCCGCGTAATATGCGACGGCACTAACAATCCAGACTCTGTAGTAAATGCTAATGAGTTTGTATGTGACATTTTTGTCCGACCTATTGCTTCTGTTAACTTCATCCAACTGAACTTTACTTCAGTTGCCGGTGCCGCTGCATTTGCAGAGATCGGGGGTTAATTAAAAGTCAATAAGGAGATATAAAAATGGCATTTACATTACAAGACATGAAAACAGCAATTGGAGCGGGTGCCCGCTCCAATATTTTCGAAGTAACTTATAGTGGTGGTGGTCTTGATGGTGTGGCAGCAAACTTTTCGTTTTTGACTAAAGCGGCCGCACTGCCTAGCTCCACAGTGGGTTTGATCGAAGTTCCGTTTCGTGGCAGAAGACTAAAACTTGCTGGGGATCGAGTGTTCAATGAGTGGACTGCTACCGTCATTAATGACGAAAGCTTTGCTATTCGCGCAGCACTAGAAACTCATCAAAGTTCGTTTACTGATGTTGATTTCGAAGCGGAATCGCTTGGTGATCGAACCGCAGGAAGATCTACTCTCACAGTCTCTCAGCTTGACGCTGCGGGTGTTGCAGTAAGAACGTATAGTTTAATAAACTGTTTCGCTAGTGAAATTGGTACAATCGATTTATCCTACGATACTACAGATACTGTTGAAGAGTATACTGTTACTTGGACGTATGATTACTTCACCACGTTAGTAGCATAAGGAGAACGAAATGGCAGGATTAAAATTATCAAGCTTCAAAGGCGCGTTAGGCGTTGCAGCCAGACCTAACAATTTCTATGTGGACATTACTTTTCCCAACCAAGTTGGTGTTACTAATACCAACATCAGATATCTGTGTAAAACTGCAGCTATCCCAGCATTTTCAGTTGGTGTAGTTGAGATTCCACATTTTGGTGGTCGTAAAATGAAGGTGCCTGGCGACAGAACCTTCGCAGAATGGACCGCAACGTTTATTGCAGATGAAAAAATGCAACTTCACAAAGATATGGAAGCGTGGTTGCAATATATCAAAGCTTCAGATTACAGTCAGGAAGATTTGGCAGGAAGTGATACCAACGATTATCAAGGAACTATCAGTGTTATTCATACTGATCAAAGTGGTTCTGATCTGAGAACATATAATTTGGAAAATGCATTCCCAACAGAACTGGCTCAGTTAGACTTGTCATATGACAACTTTGACACAATTGCTGAATATTCGGTAACTTTCCAGTATTCACACTTGACAACCGAATAATAATCATATATTATATTGGTATAAAGAAGGAGGCAATTGCCTCCTTTTTTATTGGTTGAGTTTTTTCGTGTTATAAATAGAATAAGAAACTAATACATACAGGAAGCGACAATGGCATTTACATTATTTGGATATAAAATTGGAAAGGATGATGTTGAATCAGCAGCACTAAAATCTTTTGTTCCTCCAACCGACGATGACGCCGCAATAACCATTTCTGGTAACGGTGTGTATGGTACATATGTCGATCTTGAAGGAACCGCCAAATCCGGTAGCAGCTTAATTGGTAAGTATCGAGAAATGTCATCGCAACCAGAATGTGATGCTGCAATAGATGATATTGTTAATGAGTCTATTATTTATTCTGAGGATGACTACCCAGTGCAAATTATACTCGATAAACTAGAACAATCAGAAGCATTCAAAAATAAAATTAGAGAAGAGTTTCATCACACAATGAAACTTTTAGATTTCAATAATCAAGCATATGATATTTTTCGTAGATGGTATGTAGACGGAAAACTATACTACCATATGGTCATCGACGAAAAATCACCAAAGAAAGGTGTGAAAGAGATTCGTTATATTGACCCTCGGAAAATCCGTAAGGTTAGAGAAACCCCGAAGGATAAAAAAACTAATAACGTAAATGACACTTTATATACAAAACCTATAGAGTATTTTATCTATTCCGAAAAAGGCTTCCAAAAAGACGCTAACAATGGATTGAAGATTTCACCTGACTCGGTGTGCTATGTGCATTCTGGAATTCTTGACCATAATGGAAAAGATATTCTGTCACATTTGAGCAAAGCAATCAAGCCTTTGAACCAATTAAGGATGCTTGAGGATGCGACAGTTATCTATAGGATTTCTCGCGCACCAGAACGTCGAATTTTTTATATCGATGTTGGTAATCTTCCCAAGATGAAGGCTGAACAATACTTGCGCGACGTGATGCAGAAGTATAAGAACAAGTTGGTGTATGACGCTAACACAGGTGAGGTTAGGGATGATCGTCGTTATCAAACCATGTTAGAAGACTTCTGGTTGCCTCGTAGAGAAGGTGGTAGAGGTACGGAGATTACTACATTGCCTGGCGGACAGAACCTCGGCGAGATTGATGACGTATTATACTTTCAGAAAAAACTTTATAAATCGCTGAATGTACCGGCATCACGTTTGGAGGCCGATACAGGTTTTTCTTTAGGGCGTGCTTCGGAAATCACACGGGATGAAGTAAAATTCAGCAAGTTCGTTGGTCGATTGAGAATGCGTTTCTCGCACTTGTTTGACCGATTGCTGGAAACTCAATTATTATTGAAAGGTGTATGCACCAAGAAAGAGTGGTTGGAATTAAAAGAAAATATCAATTATGATTTCATTTCGGATTCGCATTTTATTGAGTTAAAAGAAACTGAAATAATGCGAGAAAGAATATCTATGCTGAACGATATGGATCAGTATGTTGGTAAATATTTCTCTCACGATTACATCAAGAAAAATATTTTGAAAATGTCCGAAGAAGACATTAAAGAGATTGGTAAAGAAATTGATAAAGAAGGTAGCGACGAAGAATACGAAGAAAGGATAGAAGATGAAAAACCTCAACCAAAAATTTCGAATGAGACGTTCGAATTTATACCGAAAGAGACTGAAGATCAAAGCGAGTTAGCTAAATCTATGTCAAAGTTTTTCGATAGTTTGGTAGAAGAGGGTAGCAATGATAAAGAAGAAAAATGATCCGAATTTGACCGAAGCTGTTAGTATAGCAACCTCTGTTGCATATACCAAGAAAGAAATTGACAAGCTTGAAAATAAAATTTTTCAGGTTATTGAAGATGTGCAGCCGGTACGAATTTTTGGGCTTGATGGTAAAGATGGTGCTGCCGGAGAACGCGGCCCTGTGGGTCCGAAAGGTGAAAGGGGTTTTATAGGAAACAAGGGAGATAAAGGTGATGCCGGAGAACAAGGATCGCAAGGACCACAAGGAGAGCGTGGAGAACGCGGTGAACAAGGTGAACAAGGACTTCAAGGTGTTGTTGGAATTGCTGGCGAGAATGGAGAACGTGGAGAGCGCGGACCCGAAGGACCACAGGGGTTAAAGGGTGAGAAGGGTGATAAAGGAAAGAAAGGGGATCGCGGAGAAAAAGGCGAGCAAGGCGAGCAAGGAATACATGGAGTTTCTGGTCTTGACGGTAAAGATGGAAAAGATGGCGAACCTGGCCAGAAGGGTGAGAAGGGTGACACTGGAGAAAGAGGAGAGCGTGGTGATGTAGGTCCTGTCGGAAACACAGGCCCACAGGGCGCACAAGGGCTTAAGGGCGACGCCGGAACTCCAGCCGACGAAGAGTCTATCAAGAAAGAAATTACGGAATTTGTATCGAAAACAGAAGAAAGTATAACAGATTTTGTTAAAAAAATTGATGATGAAATAAAAACCGCAGATAAATATGTAAAAGATTTTGAGTTGAAAGTCAAGCGCGATCTAGAAAAAAGCTTGAACGAAATGCGACAGAGAATCGCTAACGGCTGGGGTGGTTCTGGTGGTGGTGGTTCAGTTCGAATTTTAGAGAACGATGATGTAGAATTTAAAAAGAGACATCAAGTCGAAGGCGATTCTCTTTTAATCTTTGATGCATCAAAACAGAAATTTGTTTCTGAATCATTTAACGATATCATAGAGAGATTGCAAATAGGTATGGAACAACAATACGACAGATTAGTTGATACTGAAGGTGATTATACATATATTGGCGAATCCGTCCCAGGCACCGCGAGAGACGCCTCTACGTGGCGTATTAAACGTGTTTACGAACAAGGTGATGACTTAGAAATTATATGGGCCGACAACACAGCAGATTTTGCCAAAGTTTGGGATGACCGCGCAACTTACGAGTATAACTAATGGAATGTGGTGAATGCACAGAATGTTGTGAGTTATTACATATAGACTCACAGAAACCTCTTTTAGATGGTGAGATAGAATTAATTGCAATTGATTCACCAGCTGGTCAACTGTGCAATTACTGTGATAAAAATATAGGTTGTACGGTTCATGAAGATAGACCGTTGATATGCAGGACATATGAGTGCGCTTATACGCAACACGAAAGTGCACCAATTGAATTAAGGCCTGATAAATGTGGTGTAATATTTGAAAAGTTGGATGACAGTTTATTTGTCGGAACGATAAAACCAGATCGACCAATAACAGAATATGGGTCTAAACAAATTGATGCATTTAATCAACAAGGATATAATGTAGTACTTACAAAATATGATACACCAGAAGTAAAAGTTTTTTGTCGTGATGGAGATGTTCAACGTAATGTACTTTTAAAATTCGCAGAATATAGAAGAGTAGCAAATGGCTAACACACCGACAACTGATTTAACAGGCGGGCAAACTCTGTATGCAGACGGAACTACTGGGTGGGCAGAACTTCCCTCTTACAGTTCTGGTGGTGCTCCATCGTCAGAAACAGAGGCGTTCCTTCAAGGTACGGATTGTGTATCTCAACAAGTGGCTGCTAATAAAACTGGTGCTGCTTCTGGATTGAACTACGCCGTTGCAGATCCTACCGGATTCGTTGATGGTACAGATGTATTTTTCTTTTGGTGGCTTTTCCTGTTTCCCGGCGCTATTAATGCTTACAACGAAACGGTTGGACAAACTGCGCCGTCACAAAACTCGCCGGGAACTGCATCTGGATTTTTTATAGGCATCGGATCCTCTACTACTAATCATGATTGGTACGCAGTTGGTGGGTCAGATTATGGTCGTTATCCATATGGCGGATGGCAAAACGCAGCGATTGATCCGGGCCAATCTGCTTCTTTCACAGACGGACCTCCGGCGGGCTCTACATATTCAAACTTTGGATTTCTTCCTAACATAGCCTCTGCTCCGTCTCGTGGACAATCTCTTGTTGTTGATGCTATCCGTTACGGTAGAGGATTAATTCAATACACCGGTGGTTCACCTGCTGGAACATTTGATGACATTGCAGACACTAATGATACAGTTGCTAACAGATGGGGATTATTTCAAAGGGCTAGTGGTTCTTTCTTATGGAAAGGTAAACTTGAACTGGGAACAACTGCATCATCTCTTTTATTTACGGCACAAAATAGAACAATAAACATTGATGATACTCGACAAGTATATACGAATTTTAACGTGCTTGAAATTAATAACTCCGCATCGGTTATAACGTTTAATAATATCACAATAAACAAATTGCGTTATATTGACACATTATCATTCGATAACTCTAAAGGTAATTTTTTAGTAAATGACGGCGCAACTGTTAGTCTGGATGGTTGTACTTTTGGTGATATGAATACATTTGTATTTGGCGCTAACACTACAGTAGTTTCTACAGCATTTTTAAGATGCGCTCAAGTTACACAAGGAAGTGCCACAATAACATCATGCGATTTTATTAACGGTACAGGAACAATAAGTCTGTCAGTGGACAGTTTAACGGATGTGCAAACTTGTTCTTTCACCAGTGATGGTTCGAACCATGCAGTTGAATTAACAGGAACAGTTCCTTCGGAGTATACTTGGAACCACACTTCTTCAGGATATCTTGCCGGATCTCTTGGTGATTTTACTACGGGCACCAATGTCAATGCAACTCTTTACATAAACCCAAGTGCTACCTCAACAACAGATTTAATATTGAATATTCCTACAGGTATTACTGTTCCAAGTATTCGATTTGGGGCAAACTACAGTGGCACTGTTACTATTCGAAATGCACCGAAAACTATTGATGTTAACGTAAAAGATGAAGATGGGGTTAATGTATCTGGCGCATTTGTTTGGTTGAATGATGGTGTTATCACAATCTTTAATGGTACTACTGATGCTAGTGGTAATATCCCACAACAAAGTTATGTTGGTTCAAACAACACTACGCTTCGAGTAAGAAGATTTGGTGACCTGCCATTTGAAACAACTTTGGGCACTGCAACAGGTTCAGTATCACAACTAGTCACACTTATTAACGACAGACAGCAGGTTGCAGTACCAACGTTAAATAATACTTGGACTATTGATACTAGTGCTCAAACTATTACGATGACATCTGGCCCTACTCTTCCGTTTAGTGCTTACAGCGCAATTGATACTTCCCAAGATCTATACGAATTTGCAATGAATACATTTGCAGCTACTGCTTTTATGCAATTCCCTGAGCCTATCCAATCAATCACCAGAGTGCAATACGAATTCATCAATGGTTATACCTTTGGTGCAAAAGATAATGACCACAAGTTCTTATATGATGGTTCATACTTTGATAATGCTAATTCATTACTTTGGTCTAATGTCAAAACAATCGGTTCGGTAGAAACAGGAACAGGAATTTATATTGTTCAAGGCGTTGAAGCATCTGACGCTGCCTTGACTTCTTGGTGGCCTGACGGTAACATCGACGTTTTAGTTAAAGTAGAAGACGGCACATTTATTCAATCAACTGATGATACAGCAACCAATGTTGATGGTGGGGTTTGGTTGTTCGCAAGAGAATATGGCGATCTATATGACCACTTCTTTGCTGATCTATCCAATGGTGGGCAGAATATTGTCGCACTTTCAACTTTACCAGATTTGAATAATGAAACCGCTTCTGGTACGGTGGCTGGATATACAAACGTAACAACAACCTTTGGAGCAACCTCACAAGATATTGGTGATGGAAATGGTAATCAACCATATAGTGTTATTGTTGATTGTAGCGGTAGAACACTTAAAGAAGTTTATGAACGCACTAAATATATTACATCATTTGACTTCTCGCAGACAGTTAACGGCGACGATGGTTATGAATATCGTAATGCGAATGAAGCAAACTTCAGCAACGTAGATAATAAACAATCACCATTCGGTACATTTGCTGGTGGTCGTTTCTTTGGTGCACAAGGGGTGTGGTTAACTAACATAGCGGCCGCGGATATTACAAATTACCAGTTAATTGATAATAATGGTGTTGCACGATTCCCACCATTGCAGGTTACGTTTAGTTTGACCGGTTTGCAAGATGGTACTGAAATAAGAATATATCAAACATCTGATACTTCCGACGTTGCGGGTGTTGAGGATATAACTAATGGCACAGGAACTTCACCAACAACAGGAGTAACTACTTTAGGATCAACGAACGATAATACCTTTGTATATACTTACACATATGCATCAGATATTAATGTTTTTGTAGTGATATTTAACTTGAATTTTCAATCTTTAAGGTTGAGTAATATTATTCTAAATGATGAATCAACGTCTATTCCAATTACGCAAGTAATTGACAGGCAATACTTCAACCCTTAAACAACACAATATTATAAATAGTTTTGTTATAATATTAACATAAAATTAAAGGAGATTTCACATGGCATTATTTGTCGCTAGTGATGTAATCACAGATCCGGACGATCTAACAGCAACCGTTGATACTTCTGGTGCTGGTAGTAGAACTGCCGCAGATGAGATTCACATTGATACATTAAACAAACTCATCTATGTAGCGGTAGATACTGGTAATGGTATGACCGTATCTGGTCTAACACTCAAGTGTCTTTACTCGTTTCTTAAGGAACGATGGAAAGCTGACGCTAACTTAATTAAATTTCCGTTTCCAATGACTCCTATTACGGACGAACAGTTTGAATTCACAAACGGATGGAACTTAGATGATACAATTTCTACTGGTACTGGCGGCCTCGGTGGATCATCTGCAACTGGTGCAACTACTACGGGTTTGATTCGAACTGGTGGTTGGGCGGTTAACGCTGGTCCTGGCACAAACGACTCTGAACGTTGGATCAATGTAATTACTCTAGGTGCGTTGGATGTAAACGACCAAGTATATTATCGTCAAGTTGATGATACAACAACAGCGCCTACTAACTTTCTTTTGACTGGTCCAGTCAACCAAGCCGTACAATTCTACGTTGACACGAATGCCGATGGTAGTCCTGATACGGACAACTCTGGCTTCTTCGAAACGTTTATTCGTACATTTGGTAAAACATATGCACAAACAAACTTAGCGGACATCGGTGCTGCGGATGGTGTTACATATCAAGCATACCGTTTCCCACTTGTTAACACTGCTGATCCTAAGATAACACAGTCTAAGGCTGCCGCTTCTGGTGACCTTATTGCGATCGACACTCTCGTCGGCGATGGAACTACTGTCACAGTAACAACTGAAGCTGCTCACGGTTTGGCAACAAACGATGTAATAGATATTACTAGTGCGACTGAAACAGGGTTTAATAGTACTAATAATATTATTACTGTAACTGGAGCCACTACATTCACTTACGCGAATGTTACAAACGCTACTGAGGCCTCAGACTCACCCGCCTCTGCTTCTGGTTTTCAAACCAATAATATGAGCATTTCTTGGGCGGCTACTGGTGACAACACTCAACAAACTGGTTTCAATGACACCTTTGATTCAACTGGTGTTTCTGTTCCCGAAGCGTACTTTACTGTTACAATTGATGCCGATGTTGGTTCTACACAAAATCCTAACCCTACTGCTGAGAAAGTATATCAGTATGTACAGGCTCAGCTGGTCAAGACCGGCGATATCAACCTCAATACCAGTAATACTGGTGTAAGACGTGGTGATATTACCCCCCTGAAATTGCGATTTGTTGGAGACGATCTCTTTACTCTTGGTCAAGATGACGTTCCCGGCGCTGAAGACTTCGAAGGTGTTTACATTAATAACTTCGCTTCAGCCGACCAGAACAGATTGCACTTCTGGGGATATGGTTCAGAAGTTAATGCTGCGGCAACAATTACAGCAATTGCTAGAGCAACCAACGTAGTTACAGTAACAGCAACCAATACTTTCACTACCGGCGATTATATTACAATTTCTGGTGTGACGGGCGGTGCGACAAGTTTCAATGGAACGTTTGAATTGACAGGTGCTACTGGTTCTAACTTTACGTTTGCACAAACCGGAGGAGATGAATCTGGTACTGTTGATGCAAGTTCTTTGGCATCACCTGCACGATTTGATAATCTTACCTTCCCGTTTGTATCTAGCTTGACATTGAACTTTAACAGTAACCTTGTTTCTGATACTGATGCAATCTACCGTGTATTCTTTACCAACGACGATGATGGTGATAATACTGGAAGAGACTTTGGTACTGCAACTGCGATTATTGTTCAAGATCAAACTAACACGGACATTGCTGGTAACGCCACACAATCATCACTAACGTTCTCGTATGCATATGATGCAAACGTTCAACGTGGCACTGCAAGTGCTGCCAAAGATGCACCAATTACTATTGTTGCGATTGGTCTAGGAACTGCACAGTGGGTGTCTGCAACATCGACAATCCAACGTGCTGACTTAACGGTATCTCTTGTTGCTCCACTTGAAAGAAACTACGCTAACCCAGCGTAATAAATAGTAAGATCACGGGGGGATTCGTCCCCCCTATTTTTAAATATTGGGAATAATTATGAAAATTGATAGATACGAACTTCGAAATACTTGTTTTTCTATGAAGAAAGGCAAATCTCCTAAATATCCTCAATACATTGAACTAGTAGAACCGCTGATCGAAGAGAAGAATTGGTCATGGCATAGTTTCAATGATTTCTGGGACGTTGCTATTGTTAATAATGAAATACGAATTATTGCTTCTATAAAAAATCTATCTGAAGTTGAAACTGTTTGTGCTCAAAAACAGATGGCTGTAAAATTAAATGCTGAACCGGAATTTGATGAAAGACAAACCGCTATTATCGAATCTATGGAGGCACAATTCTTAGATGGAATTATGGACTGGACGAATTATAGAGATGAATGGATCGTAAGGCAAGATCCAGACAATAAAAGAATTCTTACAAAATTAATAAAAAGAGTACCTCAGCAAAAAGTTGAGATTACGCAAGAAGTTTTAGACTCTAAAATTGCAGAACAACTTGCGGAGACTTCGGGCAGCTCGGATACTGAAGAAGCTAGAGAATCTATAACACCTAAAATTCATGAAATAGTTTACTTAAAGTAATGAATATTACGAAGAATAAATAGAATGATAACAACGGAATTTAACAGGATCTAAAATGGCAGGCGAAAAGAGATATACTAGGATACCACCAGAGAGTACTGGCGACCGCGTGTACATGATACATACTGCCGAGATTGAATACAAAACTTTCAACTCGGTTGCTGGTGGATCTACAGACCATGTTTGGAAAGTCGGCGAAAGGTATGATATTGTTGGTTTTGGTGGCGGCGGCAAGGTTCATGTTCATGGTGTATTCGATAGGGGTAATGGGACTGGTATCCTTTCAGTTCATTATAATAAGACTGCTAAGTTTGACAATTTCGAACCGACACAAAACGCTGCAATTTCATATGATTCTCAAGATGTTGCTCAAGTCGATGTATTTTATGATGTGTATATCCCAGCACAAAACATTATGGGATACGACAATCCCGAATATGGTTGGGATATCGACCGATTTGGATCGGGGCAAGTAACTTTTGCGGAAGGCAACCCGCAAATCACTGGTATGGGTAGTCTTAAGATAAATGATGCCAGATTGCTTGCGTCTTATGACTTTTCAAAATCCAATCTTCCGAATGAGTTTGTAAACTCAAGAGAAGGTGGTAACGCAGTATCTAACACTTGGGATCCATTAACACGAGGAGTTAAACTTACTGTAGGAACAACCGCAGGAGAACGAGTAACCCATACGTCAAATCTTTTTCATTCTTATGAAGAAGGTACTTCAATGTTATTTGTTATGGCGGCTCGTGCTGATGTAGAAACCGGAACAGAAAATAACACAAAACTTTGGGGGGCATTTGACGCCACTGACGGGTTTTTCTTTCAAATAAAAGGATCCGACTCAAGCCCAGGCGGAAGAGCAACTCCGGCAGATGCAATTGGCACAGGACCAGGCTCCGCACTTCGAGTAGTACATCGTTTTACTTTTAATAATCAAGCAACAAAAAATCACGAAATTGTACAAAAAGAGTGGAACACAGATACCTTATTAGGCAACGGTGGTGCGAACAATCCATCAGGTATTAAACTTGATGTTTCTAAGATTAACACTTACTGGATTGACTTTCAATTCATGGGTGGTGGTCGTACTCGTTGGGGTGTATTTTTTGAAGGACAACGTATTGTGTGCCACGAAATGTACCATCACAATGGTATTGGTATCGGCACACAAAACAATAACCCGATAGGAAATCCAAATCGTCCAGTTTGTTGGGCTCAAGCAAATTATGGTACTACAGGAAGTTCCTCAGAATTTTATGCATATGGTGCTGGTGTCTTTATCGAGGGGGTTACAGATCCACTTCGGGCGTCAAAACAGATCAGTAAATCGTGGGATACAAAACATTTCGGCCGAACAGACTTAGAACCTTATTGGAGAACTAAACAAACTAGAAATGGTTCCACCAGTTTTCCAGCAACGCTGAAGTCTGGTACTGCCAGTTCGGGAACATCTACCCAGTATCACGGGTCATTATCACCAATCCAGTTCTTATCAAACGGTGACGAGAATCACTCGATATATCAACCACTATCTTTCGAAGTGTCTTCATACGACATCAGAACGGGGAATGCAGTACCAGTAGAAATCAGATTATTTTATGGTTGTATTAATCGGGGGTTTGATTTTGGTAGTCCGTCCATATCTTCTCCTACTGTGATAGTTGATGAAAGTGCAGACCATTTGGCACACCTTCAAGAGATTGGACAATTTGTTGTTCAAGGTGATGGTCTGTTCAGGTTTGATCTTTTGTCTGACAACTTCCAATACGGTACAGTAAGAAATCTTTCTGACCAAAGCCTTTCTCGGGCTCTGCACCCCATTGCAAGTTGGAAGAGTGTCGAAGATAAGTATACGACAGGGCATTCTACAGTTCTTATTGATGTGGGACCCCACCCAGTATTTGGTGAATCCAAACATTATTTTGCGGACACTCAGCCAGTTGTAATTCGTGAAACAGATGGTGACCAAGATGTTGCAACTGTTCTCGGTACAACTTTTACAGGTAAGACGGCCGGTGGTTCAGGTTATGCTAGCCAAGACCAAGTAGATAATCCGAATGATTGGTATTATTTGTCGTATGTGACAAGAAGCCAGGCTTGGTTGTATAATTCTCAAGCAGACATCGCGGATGATCGTCTTGTTCGAACTCTTGCTGTAAATAATTGCACAAGTTTGGACATTGGACAGAAATTAACTGTCACCACAGGAAGTCATACTGCTTTTATTATGAAGATTGATGTTGACAAAGGAGTTGAAGATGCTAATGTAATTGCGGCGTCAACAGCATCAAATGGTGTTGAATATCAAATCGTCACTGTTGGTGGTACTGATTATACAACCGCTGCTGGTGCATCCCGAAATGTTCCCGGCGAAATCTTTACTGCGACCGCAACAGCCCCATCGGGCGGAACAGGAACTATTGTTGCAACATCTAATGCTGGTACGGTTGCTATCTGTGGCAGAAGTGCTGCTGAAGCATCCTACACCGGAGCATTTACAACAGATGGTGGTGGTAGTGGTACTATAGCATCTACTGCAACTAATGCCAGTTTGGCGAACGATTATTGGACATCATTAAAAGCATTAACTTACACCGATTTAGGTATGGGTGCAGACGTAGACATTACGACTGGTCTTGCGTTATACGCTAGCCCCCCACCACGAGCGGTGTGGACGTTTATGGCCAAACACCTTGATAGCAATGAAGAAGATGCTGATGGTGATGCTTTAGCGGTGGATTGGAACAACGTTAGGTTAAACTGGTCTATCTATTGGCGAGAGCGCACACAGTAATGCCATCTATTCATTTCAACTATGGATCGTGGTGGAACTGGTTACCAACAGATGAAGGTGGTTACCCAAACCAAAAGGTATCATTTGATGGATCCAACAAAATCATTTTTGTTGCAGAAGGTATCACGGAACTTGATGTGAAAATCGATTTGTACTCTGCGTGGAAAGAGTGGTCGATATATTCTCAGGAAGCGGGCACAGCATCAACATGGCCAAAAGCGTTTACGGCTGTTGGGGGTGACCCTATTACTCAGACACAAGACTTGGGTACCACCTACTTCTTGGAAAATGGATGGAGGATACAACCTGCTTCTAGTGGAACGTCGTATACTCTAACTATTAATGGCAACATATATACTAGAGAGGCTGGGGAAACGCCGTTTCGATTTGCGAATGGTGTTTCAGTGTCGTTGGTTAGATCTAACATCGTTGATTTGATTACGGTAGAAGCGCTTGCGGTTGCGATTACAGAAGCTGATATTGATAATATTTCTAATGCAGCAGCGGATAAGGTTTGGGATGAATTGCTCACTGATCATCAAATAGAAGGAAGTGCTGGTAAGAAGTTGAAAGACAATATCAAGAAAAACCAGTATATTGCGTTGAGTTAGAATATTGAATTATTATAAATAAAGGAGAAAGTGATATGAGTGAATTTGATTTAAATGCTGCTGTACAAGCAGCCAAAGCGGAAGATGTTTTATCTTTTAAAGATGCTATCGCCGCAGCAATCGAAGACAAAGTATCCAATAACTTGGAACTCAAAAAAATGGAGCTGGCCGGAAATATTTTCAAGTCGGATGAGCCGGAAGCAGAAGTTGATCTTGAACTGAACGCTGAAGAAGAAGCCGAAGAAGAACCAGATCTGGCTCAAGAGGATGATACAGAAATCCCAGAGGAAGAATAAATGAAAACTTTTTTAGAATTCGTTACATCTGAACAACCTACCATAGAAGAAGAGATTGCTTCTATGGTAGATGATGAGCGCGGTCAACAAGCACTTGTTGCTCTATATAACAGCATTAACGAAGAGAACAAAGATAAGTTTAGAGAACGCTTAGATACTGATACAGAGAAACTCGTAATGTTTGCTCTGTCTAAATTTGAAGAGTAACTAAGGTGTTTTTAGAAAAACTTTTATGGATTGTATGTGGGTATGCCACAGAGTTGTTCGTGGGGCAATATGAAATCCTTTAAACAGTTTTTAGAACAAAAATCTCCAAATTTTGTAGCGAAGCATGCATATAAATATAATAAATCTTCGGTGCAAAAAGACAAAAAAAAGGAGATTAAGAAAGGTTATACGAAACATAAAGGGGCACAACAATGAGACTCATAACTGAACTTAACGAAACAGTTAGTTTCGTAACAGAAGAAAGAGAAGATGGTAAAAAGGATATGTTCATTGAAGGTATCTTTATGCAAGCCGACATTGCAAATCGGAATGGGCGCATGTACCCTTTTAGTGTTTTAAATAAAGAGACTGAAAGGTATAACGAAGAATACGTAAAAAAAGGTCGCGCTTTTGGTGAACTCGGACACCCCGAAGGGCCAACAATTAACTTAGAGCGCGTTAGTCATCTTATCAAAGATCTTCGTGCAGAAGGCTCCAATTTCTACGGGAAAGCAAAACTTTTAGATACTCCATACGGAAACATTGTTAAGAATTTAATCGGTGAGGGTGCGCAGTTTGGTGTATCTACTCGCGGAATGGGAACTCTCGAAGACACTAAAGAGGGTTACAAGGTTGTTTGCGATGACTTCCATCTCGCAACAGCAGCAGATATCGTAGCAGATCCTTCTGCGCCAGACGCCTTTGTACGAGGTATTATGGAAAACAGAGAGTGGATTTGCGTTGATGGTCATTGGATGGAAAAACAAATAGAAGAGTCTAAAAAAATTATTAAGAAAGCATCCACAAAACAGCTCCGAGAAGCAAAGTTAAAGATTTTTGAAAACTTTCTTCGTCGGCTATAATCAAAAACCGTATTATTATAAATAACTTAATAATTGACTCAAAAATTATAAGGAGAATCGTATGACAGCAGAAATTCAACATGAACTAGAGGAAAACACTGTTGAAACAGCGGTAGAAGAAACTACAGAAACGACGGAAGTTGTTGAAGAGCAATCATCTATTGACGTTGATTCATTGTTTTCTGGCGAAGAATTGTCAGAAGAATACAAGTTAAAGGCCAAGTCTATTTTTGAAGCCGTTGTAACTGAGCGAGTAAAAGAAGTTACTGCAGGCTTGCAAGAAGAGTTTGACCAAAAATTAGAAGAAGAAGCTGAAGCCTTTTCTGAAGGTTTAGTATCTAAAGTCGATGAGTACTTAGAGTATGTTGTTTCCGAGTGGATGGAAGAAAACAGACTCGCAGTAGATCATGGTATTCGTGCTGAAATGGTAGAAGACTTTATGTTAGGTCTTAAAAATCTTTTCGTAGAACACTATGTAGAAATCCCCGAAGACAAAGTTGACGTAGTAGAAAACTTTGCAACACAGGTTGATTCTCTGAAGGGTGAACTTGACAAAGCAGTCAACACAAACAACGAACTCGCCGAGCAGTTGAGAGTGTTGAAGAAAGAAAAGGTTGTTGAAAATGTCTCTGAAGGTTTGACCGAAGTACAGGTTGAGAAATTCAAGTCTTTATCAGAAAATATCGTTTTCGAATCCGAAGAAGATTTCTCAGATAAGGTTGGGATGATCAAGCAGAAGTATTTTTCAGAATCTAATGATAATTCATCACAAGCGCCGAGTCTCACCGAAGACTCTACCGAAGAGTTGACAGAAAGTCTCAGTTCATCATCGATGAACGCTTATGTTAACAGTCTTTCACGCATTGTTAAAAGTTAATTTTTTATAAATAATAACAGAGTTTAGAATTTACTCAAAGGAGAAAACTATGTCAACAGATATTTTACAAAAAAAATGGGCCCCTATTCTTGAGCATGCAGATTTGCCAAAGATTACGGACTCTCACAAGCGAGCTACTATTGCTCAAATGCTCGAAAACCAAGAGCAAGCCATCCGCGAAAGTCAGTCTGGTGGGTACAGTGAGCAAACTTCACTGTTAGAAGCACCAACTAATGCTATGGGTGCTTCTGCAGCTGCTGGGGGCGATTCTGGTAACATCAATTTTGTCGATCCAGTAATGATTTCACTGATTCGTCGCGCTATGCCAAACTTAATTGCTTATGATATTGCTGGTGTTCAGCCTATGTCAGGTCCTACTGGTTTGATTTTCGCAATGAGCGCAAGGTACTCAAGCCAAACTGGTGATGAATCTTTTTATGACGAATCTGATACAAACTTCTCTGGCCAGAACGCAGCTCAGGACGCGCCAGGCGGTGTTGTAGCAACAAGCACAACAACAGACCCGTTTGCAGCTGCTGGGTACACTAGCGCTGGTGGTATGACTACAGCACAATCCGAAGCACTCGGTGACGCGGCTGGTAATCAGTTCGCTGAAATGGCATTCTCTATCGAGAAAGTTAGTGTTGTTGCTAAGAGCCGCGCTCTGAAAGCAGAATACACGATGGAATTAGCACAAGATCTTAAAGCTGTTCATGGTTTGGACGCCGAGTCAGAACTTGCTAACATTCTGTCAACGGAAATTCTTGCTGAAATCAACCGCGAAGTTGTTCGTACAGTTAACTTTGGTGCCAAGCTTGGTGCTGCTGATACTGCTACTCCAGGCACATTTGACCTTGATGTTGACGCTAATGGCCGTTGGTCAGTAGAGAAGTTCAAGGGTTTGATGTTCCAATTAGAGCGTGAAGCAAACCAAATCGCTAAAGATACTCGTCGTGGTAAGGGTAACATCCTCATCTGTTCTTCTGACGTTGCTTCTGCACTTCAGATGGCTGGTGTTCTGGATTACACTCCTGCTTTGTCTAACAGCCTTCAGGTTGATGACACTGGTAGCACGTTCGCTGGTGTATTGAATGGTCGCGTAAAAGTTTACATCGATCCATACTTCCAAGGATCTGCTGGTAGCCACTATGCAACTATGGGATACAAAGGTTCTTCATCATACGATTCTGGTGTATTCTACTGCCCTTACGTTCCTCTCCAGATGGTACGTGCGGTTGGTCAAGATAGCTTCCAACCAAAGATCGGATTCAAGACTCGCTACGGCATGGTCGCTAATCCTTTCTCACGATCTGTGCAGGGTGCTGCGGATGTATCTGATGGAACAATCACTTCCGGTACTAATGCTTACTACCGCAAGTTCAAGATTGTCAATCTTATGTAAGATTAAGTCATCATTAGAAATGACATTCAAGGGGGCTTCGGCCCCCTTTTTTTGTCTTATAAATATACATATCATTAATAAGGTAATCAAAACAAATGGCGACTCCAACCAACACAAGCTTTCTTGCAAATAACAAATATCAATTTGTTATAGATCGTTTACCCAACTTTACCTTTTTTGTGCAAGGCATAAACATGCCTTCTCTAACTATGAACCCTGTGCAGACAAACACACCATACACACAGTTGTATCAGCCTGCAAATCAGTTGACATATGAGCAGTTACAGGTCACCTACGTTATAGACGAAGATATGCAATCGTGGTTTGAAATTTACAATTGGATGACAAATCTCGGTAACCCAACGTCGCTTGACAAATTGGGAATACTAACAACAGTCGCGGGCAAAGAAAATAGTGTTGTTTCTGATGCAAGTTTATTGATTAAAACAAACTCAAACAATGACAATATAAATGTGCAATTTTATGATATCTTTCCTATGGAACTTACGGGGTTTCAAATGAGTTCTGCCGAAGGTCAAGATTTTCAAACAACATCTGTTACATTTGCTTACACTTATTTTACTGCAACTAAGTTGACAACACCTTAAAAATATGGTATAATAGTATGCCTACTTATATTATGGAGAATATATGACGCTCGATGAAATTATTGATGAGTGGAGAAATGATTGTCAGTTGGACTCTACCGCGCTTGGCGCAGAGTCTCTGAAGATTCCAGTTCTACACAGCAAGTACATGAAAATATACTATGAGGAAAGACGCAGACTAAAAGCGATAGAATTTCAGATTAAAGATTTGCAGTTAGCAAAGCACGAATACTACACAGGTAAAATGTCCGAAGAAGAACTCCGAGAGCGTGGCTGGGAGCCATTCGAAAAAATCTTATTGAAATCCGAATCCGAAATGTATATGCAATCAGACAAAGATATCATACAGACCAATATTAAGACAGTAAACCAAAAAGAAAAAATGTCTTTGTTGGAAGAGATTGTGAAAAATTTAAATCAGCGCAATTTTCAAATCAAAAATGCGATTGATTATATGAAGCTAACGGGTGGTGAGTTGTAGTGTCAATAATAAAGGTATCAAAACTAAACGAAGTGTATGCATACATCCATTGCGAAAAAGGCGAAGGTATGGAGATAAGCGAGCACTTTACGTTTATGGTTCCTGGCTATAAGTTTATGCCAGCATACCGCAATAAGATATGGGACGGTAAGATAAGACTATATCATTCATATAATCAAACACTCTATTATGGTCTAATACCATACCTAAAAAAGTTTTGTGATGATAGGGGGTACACCTTCGAGGTGGATCGTTCGGTGGATGCTGACGAAGATTTTTCTGTAGAGGAAGCCAGAGAATTTATAAAAACTTTGCAGATGAAACTTGATCCTAGAGACTATCAGGTTGATGCCTTTGTTCATGCCATAAGAAAGCGGCGAGCGATGATGCTGTCTCCAACTGCATCCGGCAAGTCATTGATAATCTACCTTGTTACCCGTTTCCTCGACGGAAAGACTTTGATTATTGTTCCCACAACATCTTTAGTATCTCAGTTAGAAAAAGATTTCTATGAGTATGGATATGATTCGCAGAAATATGTTCACCCGATTATGTCCGGCGCAGATAAAAATACAGACAAGCCAGTAGTAATCTCCACATGGCAGTCTATCTATAAACAAAAGAAGGATTGGTTCGATCAATTTGACGTTGTTATCGGAGATGAGGCTCACCAGTTTAAAGCAAAATCTTTGACAACAATCATGACAAACCTTGATGGATGTTCATACCGGTATGGCTTTACTGGAACTCTGGACGGAACTCAAACTCATAAGCTGGTGCTGGAGGGGCTGTTCGGTCAAGTCGAAAAAGTTACAACAACAAAAACGCTAATGGACCAAGGTAATCTTGCGGAGTTTAAGATAAAATCTCTCATACTGAAGCACACTAAAGAAAACTGTAAGTTGGTGAGTAAATACAAATATCAAGAGGAAATCGACTATCTGGTTTCTAGCCAATCAAGGAACAAATTTATCACAAATCTTACGCTATCTTTAGGGGGAAATACACTTCTTTTGTTCCAATATGTAGACAAACACGGGAAAATGTTGTATAATACCATATGTGAAAAAGTTGATAAAAACAGAAAAGTGTTTTATGTGTCAGGAGAAACCAAGGCCAGTGTCAGGGAAGATATTAGAGGGATAGTGGAAAGTGAAAGCAACTCCATCATTGTGGCTTCTTTCGGTACGTTTTCTACTGGTATAAATATAAGGAACTTGCACAATGTAATCTTTGCTTCGCCCAGTAAAAGTAAAGTTAGAACATTGCAGTCTATAGGAAGGGGATTAAGATTAGGTGACAATAAAGAGTATGCTACCCTATACGATATTGCTGACGATCTGACACATGGGAAAAAACAAAATTACACGCTGCAACATTTTGTGGAAAGAATGAAAATATATAATGAAGAAAAGTTTGATTACAAGATGTATCAAATACAACTGAAAGGTTAGAATATGGAAATTAATAAAATAATCAAAACCGTAAGTGGCGACACTATAGTTGCACAGATACTAAGTGAAACTATATCTTATGTCGAAGTGAAGAATCCTTTTAAGATATATTCTACGTTTGATAATCAGAACATGAAGTTAGAAGTTATCCGTTGGGATTGGGCATCAAGATTTGATCAGCCTTTCAGAATATACAAAACGGCAATCGTTTCTGTTTCTGACCCAACATTTAATCTGGAAAAGTCATATGTAGAAGTTGTAGATAATGAACTACACTTTTATGAGAAGAAGAAAGCTGAAGAAGCTATAGATGAGTTTGAAGATTTTGATAAAAAGGATATACATTAGAAATACCCTTATGGATAGGCTACACTGTTATTTAACCACATTGTCAAGGAAATGTCAAGTACTTTAGGAAAATATTATGAAAAAAGATAAGCCATTGAAGCATTACGTAGACAACCAGCTGTTCTTAGAGAACATGGTCGTGTATAGAAACTCCGTATTAGCAGCTAGGGAGAACGAGATGCCTAGACCTAGAGTGCCTGAGTATATTGGCTCCTGCCTGTTCAAGATAGCAACGCATCTATCACGCAGACCAAACTTTGTCAATTATACCTTTCGAGATGATATGATTTCGGATGGCGTAGAAAACTGTCTATTGTATATCGACAACTTTAACCCCGAGAAATCAAAAAACCCATTTTCATATTTCACGCAGATCATATACTACGCATTCCTAAGAAGGATTCAGAAAGAAAAGAAACATCTATACATTAAGTATAAGAGCATGGAAAATGAGGTCATCAATACGCTGATTCAAAACTTGGGTGAGGATCACGTAACCACTCAGCTCAATGGTATGATGCACGATGCATACAGCGAAGAGTTCATTGCAAACTTCATCCAAAGCTTTGAAGCAACCAAGAAAAAGAAATCAAAAAAGAAGTCTTGACATTGTTGTTATATTAGTCTATAATATACAATTAACTTAGAAATGGATTTATTAAATGAAAGTGTGCCTCTTAGGTGATACTCATTTTGGTGTACGTAACGATTCGTTGGCGTTTCATCGATACTATGACAACTTCTACACAAACCAGTTCTTTCCTTATATAGAAAAACATGGTATTAAAACAGTTATTCAGCTGGGTGATTTGTTTGATCGCAGGAAGTATATCAACTTTGTTTCTCTGTCAGAAAGCCGCAGGTATTTTTTTGACAGGTTACAGGAGTTTGATATTGATTTTCATGCGTTGATTGGCAATCACGATATCTTCTGGAAAAATAGTGTGGAAGTAAACTCTCCAGATTTGTTACTTCGAGGTTATGATAACATTACTCTGTGGCAGGGGCCGGGTTCTCTGACCGTGGGTAATACGGTGTTTGATATGATACCTTGGATTTGCAAGGATAATCAGGAAGAGATCTTCAACTTTATTGATAGAAGTAACTCTCCATTTTGCATTGGTCATTTTGAGTTGGCTGGTTTTCAGATGATGAAAGGTATTCCGTCTCACGATGGTATGAACTCCGATTTTCTTGATCGATATGATTCTGTATACAGTGGGCACTTTCACACACAATCTCAAGTGGGCAAGATCCGCTACTTGGGAACTCCATACGAGTTGTTTTGGAATGACTATAACGATCCTAAAGGGTTTTGGATATTTGATACTGATACCTCTGAGATCGAGTTTGTAAAAACGCAATATAATATGTTTCAGAAGATTTACTATGACGATTCTAAGGATATGCCTGATATTGATTTTGATGACTATGCAGATTCTTATGTTAAGATTGTCGTACTGAATAAACAAAGTCCATATTTATTTGACAAACTGCTCGATGAGCTGTATAATGTAGATCCTGCAAACATTTCTGTGATAGAAGATTTTGCGGATGAAACTCTTGGTGATATAGATTCTGAGTTGATCGATCAGGCAGAAGATACTCTGACGATTTTATCTAACTATATTGACCAACAAAACATTGATGAATCTGAGGAGGTAAAAACTCTTATGCGTGAATTATATGTTGAAGCATTATCTCAGGAGACTATTGCGTGATCGTATTCAGAACATTAAAGTATAAAAACTTTTTGTCTTCAGGAAACTATTTCACGAAAATTGAACTGGACAAAGAAATTTCCACCCTGATTCTTGGTGCTAATGGCTCGGGTAAGTCTACCATGCTAGATGCTTTGTGTTTTAGTTTGTTTGGTAAGCCTTTTCGGAATATCAATAAGCCACAATTGGTTAACAGCATCAACCAAAAAAATGCGGTGGTTGAGGTTGAGTTTGATGCTGGTAATAAATCCTATCGTGTTGTTCGTGGTATGAAGCCTAACATCTTTGAGATTTATTGTAACGGCAAGTTCTTGAATCAAGACGCTGCAGTAAAAGATTATCAAGATACTTTAGAAAAGGTTATTCTGAAACTGAATTACAAGTCATTCACACAGATTGTGATATTGGGTAGTGCCTCGTTTACACCTTTTATGCAGTTGTCTGCGGCTGACCGTAGATCTATTATTGAAGATTTGCTGGACATTCGAATTTTTACCACTATGAATTCCTTACTAAAGGAAAGACACTTAAAACTAAAAAACGAGGTGTCTAACACAAAATATAAATCAGATTCTGTTGAAGAAAAGATTGATGTACACAAGCAATATATCGATGATATCACGAGAGATAACAAAGAAAAGGTTGCTGTTCTGCAAGAACAAATTGATGATGAGCAGATTCAGATAGAAAAGCGCAAAGATGATCTTGATAGTTTGGAGTCTGCTCGTAACTCACTGCAAGAAGACGTAAAAGTCGCCTCGTCGGTTTCCGATAAACTAAAAAAACTAGAAGATGTTCGTAAAGATCTAAGCCGTACCGTCAAGAAAATTGATAGTGAAATTTCTTTTTATGAGGGTAACGATGAGTGCCCTACTTGCAAGCAGGATATAGACGGTGTTTTTAAGTCTAGTGTGCTTTCTGAGCGGGCAAATAAAAAGATTCAGGTGAGCGAAGGTTTGTCAGAACTGAAGTGCAAGCATAAGTCTCTGAAAGAGCGTATGGAGTCTATCAATGAATCTATGAATAAAATCGACAATTTACAAAAACGAATTGTTAGTCTACAGAGCGAAAACACGGCATCCCAGAAATATATTGGTTCACTACAACACGAAATTTCTAGATCAGAATCGGCTAAAAATAACATCAAAGAGCAGCAAGAAAAGCTTGCCAAATACGAACAGGAACTGCTTGATATCGAGGATAATATCCGCATAATGCTCGATGAAAAACATCATCAGGAGATTGCATCTACCTTGCTCAAGGATACTGGAATTAAAACTAGAATCATCAAACAATACATTCCGATTATAAACAAGTTGGTGAATAAGTATTTGGCGTCTATGGATTTCTTCGTGAACTTCAATCTTGACGAAGCGTTCAAAGAAACTATCAAGTCTAGGCACCGCGATGACTTTTCGTATTCTTCCTTCTCTGAGGGTGAGAAACAGCGGATTGATATGGCACTAATGCTGACTTGGAGAACCATTGCAAAACTCAAGAACTCAGCTAGCACAAATATTTTGCTTTTGGATGAAGTCTTTGATTCTTCTCTCGATAATAATGGAACAGAGGATCTTATGAAACTTCTCAATATGCTAGAAGCGACTAATCTATTTGTTATTAGCCATAAGGGTGATATCCTGCAAGACAAGTTTGCTGATGTTATGAAGTTCGAAAAGCACAATAATTTTTCTCGGATGGTAGAGCAATGAAAGCGTGGCAGCATGGGTACGATCTAGATTATCTAAAAGATATAGAAAAATTGTTTGATGACTACAATCAGTATACTTTATCGCCTTTTGCTAAGTACAAGAAAAATAACATTGCGGAGTCTTTACACAAGAACAGGCTGATATTATTAGATGATGCGCGTTTGGAAGTTGCCGAGTCTAAAGCTAAGTCTAAGATCAAGGTGTATGGTAATACTGTGCTGGGTGAGAAGCTATCCGGTGATATTACTATATCAAAGTTGTCGGGTAACATTTCTACACTGAAAAATAAAATTAATGAGTACACTGCAGACTGTTGGCTATACGTGTGGGCAGAAAATAATTCGCACGTTGAGTTGGCGAAGGAATGTGGGTTTTGTGAAGTTGGACCTAAGATTACTTCATACGGAGAAATCTATAAGATATATTATCGGGGCGAGTCGAGAGAGTTTCCTGAGATAGACCCTGTTGAGTTTGTTGGTATCAAAAAAGTTGATAATGTTGATGGGGATTTAATTGAGTCGATACGATCTAAACTGGACAAACTACCCGAGTTTACAAATCATTATAGCAACTATAACAAAGGAAAGTCTTGGTCTGCATTATCTTTGCGCGGATACACCGATGACCCTGCGTTTATCACTAAACCTTCCGAGATGTCGGATGCGTGGAAAAAAGATCACGTAGGTATTGACTTTACCCTACAAGATAGTGTATTATATAATCTGTTCCCTGAAGTGAGGGATCTGATAGAACCTTACGGTGATGATGTTCATCGTGTCAGATTTATGTTATTGAAACCTAAGTCTGGTGAATTGAGTCGCCATACGGATCAAGTTGACCCCGATTCTGGTGGCTCTTTGGGGAAGTTGGCACGATTACATTTTCCTATCGTAACAAATGATATGGTTATGTTTACAGTCTGGGATACTGATGGAGTAGAACAGAATGTTAGTATGAGTGTTGGTGAGTGTTGGTTTCTTGATACGAGGAAGCCTCACAAAGCAGTGAACTTCGGTTCCGAAGACCGAATACATTTAGTTGTTGATGTTGTGACTAAGGAATCTTTATATGGAAAACTTATTGGTTGATGATTATTTAAAGTTGCTTGCTGGTTGGCAAGATCCAAACCCCGCGCCTGTGATAGAGGAATATGATGGCGTATCTGTAGTGCGTGATGACTTACTAAACTATGGTAGTAAGATTAGATTTATTGATTATTTTGTTGGTCACGCAGAAGAAAACAGAGATGTGGAAGAGTGGGTGTTTGGGTCTTGCCCCGCAACTGGATATGCACAGATAAGTTTGCCTGTAGTATGTTCTAAGTATGGTAAGAAAGCAGTTTTGTTTATGGCAGAGAGGAGTATGGACAAACTCCACAACTACCAGAAGCGGGGGATAGAACTCGGTGCTGAATATCACTGGGTTAAGATGGGAATGCTCAATGTTACACAATCCCATGCGCGTAAGTATGTAGAAAAGTCTCCATCTACACGCCGAGTTCTACCCCTTGGATTGGAACACGAAACTGTTCTGGCTTCCATCATAAAAGTCGCTCAGGATTTACCTATCAAACCAGACGCGGTGTGGTCTGTAGGATCGTCCGGTACTCTTAGCAGGGGATTGCAGTTGGCGTTTCCTGATGCAGAAATCCATGTTGTTCAAGTTGGGCATACAATGAAGGAGAATGAAATAGGTAGAGCAATCCACCACATTTCCCCTTATAAATTTGATCGTCCTGTCAAGGAAAAGGAGATGCCCCCGTTTCCTTCAGCTCCTACCTACGATGCTAAAGGTTGGAAGCCTATGATGGATTATTACGAGACTCACGATAAACCACAAAATATTTTGTATTGGAATGTTGCTTTTTAGGAAAAACTGTGTTATAATATGCATTCAACTGGAGATTATATTATGCGAAGATTTAAGATTTATACTGGGCGGTATGGTGGTGAACTTACTATTGGTAGGATTTCTCAAGAACTTTTTGATAATTTAAAGTATGCAGATGAAGATGTTATTATCGAGAATTTTGATGGCTGGGATTCTGATTTAGCATGGCATGACATTGATGATATCGAACATATTAGCGGACCTTTTGCTGATAATGAATATGATGTTTTCGAAGTAAATTCTGAAGACGAGGAGATTGCCGAAGTAGGGCGATTTAGATACAATGGTCTGTATGCCCGTGAAGCATATTTGTATGATATCAGTGCTCATGCTGCACGCCCAGAAGGTGCACCTGCACCAATCACACCAGAACTGCAACCGGTGCTTCATTTCTTTAGTGAGGAGAAGGGTGGGTTTGGTGAGGTTTATATTGAGACTGAAGGTGACTTTGACCCTGCTAAGTTGTGTATCGGTACTGTCGAAACGGATCTGGCTGAGATCATTGATGAGTACTACTATGATGGTAAGCAAGTGGAACCGGACCTAGATTTTTGTGATACTGTGGGTAAAGGTTACTATGCCAAAGTCGGGGCTATGAATATGGAATGGCACGATAATCGATCCAACTATGGTCCTGATAGTGAGTTCGTTAAAGAAGCTTTGGAATACTATGAAGAATAAATTTATTGTTGCGTATATGAAAGTTGCAAAAACTTTCGCTGAGATGAGCTACGCCAAGAGAGCTAAAGTTGGTGCTATCATTGTTAAGGATGATAGGATTATCAGCATTGGGTATAATGGTATGCCTTCCGGTTGGGATAATGACTGTGAGTTGCAAGTTCTGCCCAGCTGGGCGGGCAGCATAAATGACATCCCCGAAGAGGATCACGACACTTATGTGACATATGTTTCCAAACCAGAAGTGCTTCACGCAGAGGCTAATGCTATTGCTAAAGTTGCGCAGAGTTCTGAGTCGTGCAAGGATGCTATATTATTCACGACTCATATACCCTGCATCGAATGTGCCAAGTTGATTCATCAGAGTGGGATTCGAAAAGTATATTATGATGAAGAGTATAATGCAAATAAGGGTTCTGGTAAGCATTTCTTACACAACTGTGGGACAGAGTTGGAACAGGTTTTATGAAATATTTTTACGAAAAGAACAACCACTTAATCGATCATAAGGTGAACAAAACTTTTGACGAAATTCTGTGGATGTCTGATCAAGAATTTCGTGATTGGTTTATTGAGTTGCGAAAAACCGTTGCTCAAATTTGGGATGACTATGGCAATCCTCCTAGAGTTGGTAAAGATGAGGAGGACATCAAAAAACAGTTTAAGAAAATGGCTGGATATCCTGTACACGAGTTCGAGACTATTGACGAACTTACTGGTGAGTCTGATATCATTAGAAATCATTCTGGGTTAGGTAATGCCGTGAACCAATGGTTTCCTACCATGATGAAGACGCGAATAAACTATAGTGAAAAAGATGTGGGGTTATCAATCTACGATCACTTTGCCAAGGATGAGTTGTTAGAAAAAACAATAAAGTATGCGCGCCGACATTTCAAGCGAGATTCGTTCTATCAGCATTCTCGTACTATGATGGTTGGTGAGGAAATCGTGGTGGGTAGTGTGAGGCACACACTAACCGATGTCAAGAGTTTTGTTGAATGGTTTGAAAGTAAAGCCCGACAGTACGGCACACACGATTACTGGATCGAACACAAGAAAGGTATTGACTACTCTGGGTATAACGAAAAGATTAATAAAGTTGAGTTTTTACTATTGACAAAGGAGCAACTTTTAGAGTATAATATACCCGAGTCGTGCAAAACCAACATTGATTATGAAGACAAAGAAGGATTCATATATACGATTCGTTTTTATGAGAAGGGGCAGAAACTTTTCCCTGCCGGATACCGAGCGTTCCGAGTTTCTTGGTGTCAGTATGCGGTAAACTTTCCACCTATGACGGCAAAGTATTTGTATGAAAAGTACACAAAGCACATTGAGAATCAAGATACGATTAAGATTTATGACCCGTCTGCTGGGTGGGGTGGGAGATTGTTAGGAGCTATGTCAGTTAGGTCTCCTCACAAGATACACTATATTGGAACCGATCCAAATAAAGACCATACGATTACTTTGCCTGACGGAAGTTTGAGTACTAAATACCATGATGTTGCTAGATTCTATAATGAGACTAAGAACGAAGCTGTCTTGTTTAAGAAGTCTCATACACACGAAATCTATCAGTTGGGTTCAGAAGTTATTGGTGAAAATCCAGACTTCCAGAAACATAAGGGTGAGTTGGATATGGTATTTACTTCGCCTCCTTACTTTTCAAAGGAAGCGTACTCTGAAGATGATGAGCAGTCCTACAAGAAGTTTGATACATATGAAGTATGGCGTGACGGATTTTTAAAACAAACACTAAAAACTGCGGTTGAGTATTTGCGTAACGATAGGTATTTGCTGTGGAATATTGCAGATATAAAACTCGGAAAAAATATGCTACCGTTAGAAAACGATAGCAGAGAAATTCTGGAGGGTTTAGGAATGACCTATAAAGGTGTTCTTAAAATGGCTCTTGCTAGAATGCCAGGCGCGAATCGAATAGATTCCGAAACTGGCGAAGCAACTATGAAAAATAGTTGCAAAATAAACGGGAATATTACTAAATATGAACCCGTATTTGTTTACTACAAACCTTAAGGAGTTTAGTATGATTACTATTGATGGTACAGAATACACTGAAGAGCAACTAACCGATACCCAAAAGTATTTGGTGGCTCAAGTGCAGGATATTCAGGGAAAAATGCAAAACTTGCAATTCCAACTTGATCAGTTGAATGTTGCTAAAGATGCGTTTTCAAATCAGATTGTGACTTCGGTGCGAGAAGCACAAGAAGCTGAAGCAGAATCTGGTTCTGATGAGCCTACTACTGAAGTTGCGGCTGATCCTGCTACTGCAGCGCAATAACATTAATGGGCGAAGATATTCGCCCTTTTTTGTTGACTTTTTAAATATTATGCTATATAATGAGGTAAATTTATGCCAGAGGTGAATATGAAACTTAGTGAAGATACATTGAATGTTCTTAGAAATTTTTCTATTATCAATCCTAGCTTAGTGTTTAAGCAAGGTAATGTTATTAGAACAATTTCCAAGCAAGAAAATATTTTGGCACGAGCCACTGTTGATGATTCTTTCGACAATAATTTCACGATTTATGATTTGAACAGATTTTTGTCTGTGCTGTCATCTATGGATAATCCTGATATTGGTGTTGATGGCGGTTCTTCTTTGGTAATTTCTGATGATAAATCTAAGGTTCGCTATGGATTGTCCGATGAAGTTTTGGTTGTGTCTCCGCCCCAAGATGACATCGAGTTATCGAATGCCAAAATCCACTTCCGTCTGAATTCTGACAACTTTACTAAGATTGTGAAAATGGCTGGTGTGATGGGACTGCCTAACATTGTAGTTAGAGGTGATCGCAAAAATATTTCCATTGCCGCAATCGATGTGAAAAATGCCGACAGTGATGTTTTTTCTATTGATGTCGGTGAAACTTCGTTGGAGTTTCAAACTATTTTTAACTATGAAAATCTGAAGATTGTAAATGCAGATTATGATGTGTCAATTTCTACTGATGGAATCTCGCATTTCTCACGAGTTGCTGGAAATCTTGATTATTGGATTGCTACGGAGTCTGGATCTTCATTCGTTGAATGACCCCCAATTTTAAGCTGTTTTTGTGTTTCTTGATATTAGTATATGTATTGACACAGTTGCCAATTTATGCTAAACTATTACTTTGTTATGTGTGGGGTGTTCTATGTTAGAAAATGTATTGTGGGTGGAAAAGTACCGCCCCAAAACTGTCGGTGATACGATACTTCCTCAAGGTCTTAAAAAAACCTTCGAGGAGTTCGTCGGCAAAAAAGTTATTCCAAATCTGATACTATCAGGTCGTGCTGGTATTGGTAAGACAACGATTGCAAAAGCTATGCTTGAGGAATTGGGGTGTTCTTACATGACGATTAATGGTTCGATGGATAGGAATATTGATACGCTTCGTAATGAAATTCATAACTTTGCGTCTACCATTTCTATGAAAGGTGGGCGTAAATATGTCATTCTTGATGAAGCAGATTATCTGAACCCCCAATCTACCCAGCCAGCACTTCGAAACTTCATCGAAGAGTTTTCTGCTAATTGTGGATTTATTCTCACTTGCAACTTCCCAAACAAAATTATTGAGCCTTTGCACAGTCGGTGTTCTCTTGTAGATTTCAACGTATCTAATGCAGAGATCAATAAATTGTCGAGCAAGTTTTTTGAGAGAACTAAATTCATTCTCGACGAAGAAAACATTGAGTATGAAGATGTGGTTCTTGTAAAGCTCATTAAAAAGCACAATCCAGACTGGAGGCGCATCCTGAACGAACTTCAGAGATATGCTTCCTTGGGTAAAATTGATACGGGAATATTGACAAAATCGTTGGACACCGATATCGACGAACTTGTTGTTCATCTAAGGGAAAAGAACTTTACTGCGATGAGGAAGTGGGTTGGTGAAAACTTGGAGGGTGATGTTACCCCATTCTATCGTAAAGTATTCGATAGTATGACTGCTATCTTACAGGAAAACTCTATACCGCAGATGATAATTCATCTCGGAAGATACCAGTATCAGTCTGCATTCGTCTCTGACCAAGAGATAAATATCGTATCATTCTTAACAGAAGTGATGGCAGACTGTCAATTCAAGTAAAAGGGGGGGTTTATGGATCCTGTATACTATACTATTTTGACTATGTTTTGTATGATGTGTGCTTATTTTTGGGGAAAACGGAATGGAATTTCCTACGGAATAATTCGCACTTATGCTAGGGTAACTGAAGCCTTGGGTTTCCACGGAGTTGAGTTTGATGATGACACCTCATCGATAGTTTTTATTGATAAGTGGGGCGGTAAACATAACGCAAAAGATGCTTTCAAATGATGAAATATTTTTTGTTGATGTGGGTTTTGATATGCATATTTACTACGTACACTTTTATGACACTTGTGGATGCACCGCAAGAAAGTGTTGTAATTGAGGAGAATTTGCCGCAAGAAAGTGTTGCAATTGAGGAGAATTTGCCGCAGGAAAGTGTAGATGAAACAAATACAACTGAGTCTGTCGCGCTTGACCCTCGTGCAGTAGAGTGTATGGCATTAAATATTTACCATGAGGCTAGATCTGATAACTTTGCAGGAAAAATTGCTGTGGCAGATGTCGTTCTAAATAGAGTAGAAAGTAATAGGTATCCGAACACAGTATGTGAAGTTGTTGAGCAGTCGAAATTAAGAACTAACTGGAAAGGTAACGTGGTTCCAGTAAAAAATATGTGTCAGTTCAGTTGGTTTTGTGATGGATTGTCCGATGAGCCTTACGATGCTGGTTCTTGGGAAGAAGCTTTTGCTGTTGCTGAAGTATCTTTAACTCAGGATAAGTACAGGGGAATTACGGAAGGTGCTACGCACTACCATGCAACATATGTTGCGCCAAACTGGATCGATGATAGGGGAATGCAAGTTGTCGGTCGAATAGGGCAACATAAATTTTACCGGTGGCAATAGGAGAATATGTTATGAAAAAATGTTTGATTACACCTCAGTATAAATTCAATGAGGGTGATTTGCTTGATCAGTTTAGAGACTATGTAAATTCGACATACGACAGTCATTATTCGAAGGACAAGTTTCAGGCAACGGAGTTTGTTATTGATGGTGGGCATGGTACTGGATTTTGCGTTGGTAATGTGCTAAAATATGCACAAAGATATGGTAAGAAGGGAAGCCCCGAAGATCATCGAAAAGATTTGATGAAAGTTTTGCACTATGCTTTGATTCAACTATATATTCACGATGAAGAAAATATCTCAAATCTTGATGACTCCAGAGTCTCTCCGTCATTTCTTACGGAAAACGACTACCCAGAATATGACCCAAAGATGGCGCCAGGTCATCACTCCAGACTGAATGATGCCACTCCCGAAGAGTGGGACAGTGTGTCTGGTTATTCTCCAAGAATTAAGGGCGTTTCCCTTAGCGGTTAACAAGGATATATTATGTACGAGTATAAAACAAAATTAATTAAAGTAGTTGACGGTGACACCGTTGATGTGGATATCGATCTTGGCTTCGGCGTTTGGTTAAAGAAAGAACGAGTGCGCATCATGGGTATCGATACTCCAGAATCTCGAACCCGTGACAAGGTAGAGAAAGTTTTCGGCAAAGCCGCAAGCAAGCGATTGAAGGAACTGCTTGGACCAAACCCAGTACTGCAAACTAAGATTGCTCGTGATGGCGAAGATATGAAAGGCAAGTTCGGCCGTATCCTTGGTGACTTTATGGTGTATGATCCAACCCTTGATGCTTGGAGACCAGTTACCTCGGTCATGTCCGAAGAAGGTCATTGTGTGCCTTACTACGGCGGATCGAAAGAAGATACCCAAGCA